AACAAGCGTTAGCGAGCAACAAGCGTTAGCGAGCAACAAGCGTTAGCGAGCAAACTTGAGACCACCCAAGCCACTGCTAATCTCCAAGAAATTCAATGTCTCCACAAACGTATAAAGATTGTACGTATATCCCGCAAGGTAAGGAATCGGCGCAACATCCACGTCCAACTCTAACCGGTCAATACGGCTCGTATTCAGTGTACCGCTCGGCTGCTGGACTGATGAACCGTTCAAAGAGAAACTGTACGCATTAATCGGCCACATCTCATATTGAGTCGCTTCACCTAAACTTGCGGTTGGTGCAGAATTGCCCTCCATATAACGGAACGGCACATACTTCTTGAAGTAATCGTTATCCTGGCTATCAAACAAGGCGTTACCGTTTGCAGTAATAAATACGTTGAGCAAAATATCCCGTTGAATACCCGCAAGATTAATACCTGAACGACCAATTGGCGCGTTGAGTGCTCCTGGATACGGTGTCGGTGAAAAGTATGGTATAATGCCCAATGACGCAGCGTTTGTACAAACCGAATTGGGATACGTCCAATAAGGCGTCGGTGTTACAAACGCACGCTGCGTTCCCAATGTATACATCCAGTTTGTAAGATTGATATTTTGATTACGATATGTAATAGCGTCACTACGTCTTGCAAAATATACAAGTCGGGTTGCTACATTATGTACATCCAATCTATATGTATTTCGGGTAGTTATACCGTAGAATGTAAACCACTGGACTTGTCGGACATTATACCGTAGAGTTTTACTGCTAAACATTAGACGAACGTCGTCCTGCAGAAAGGTATAGGTCGCCTCTAACGTTGCGTCCAGTGGCCAACCATCTAGAAGCGGCACAGCTCCCGAAATATCTGTCAGGAAAAACTTCATAGAACCACTCAAATCCGTGTTTCCGCCATATAAATTGGTCATTGAAAGAGGAAGATTTCCGTAGAGTTGCTGATTCCAAATCTGAGTGTACCTATCAATACATGTTCCGTTAGGAAGGTATGACGGGGCAAGCGTCTGAACTCCAGGACGTACCCTTGCTCCTGACAAATCAAGAATAGTATATAAGTCGCGGATAGGGCGTAACTGAATCGTCACCTCCGAATCGTGGTACTGGAGACCTACCATAGGCAGAGCATTCTCTGGGAAATCGCTAAACCATAGACCCAGCGGAATACGTAGAATACGCCCAGGAATAGATGCCGAATTATTTTGTGTCGGAAACGGATTTGTCTGCTTACCACGCCAGCTAATCACATTTGGATATCCCTGTCCTGCTGGAACTGTCGGATCGGCGTAAGTACCATTTGCAGGGTCAAAGCATTCAGGTACATCACCTACCATCACACGCCATTTGCTATAGGTATCACTATTGTAGTCTAGCATTGCGCGGGCAGAAATCCAATCACTATTAAATTGCTGAATTATCTGACCGCCGATTGTAAATGTAATTGTCTCAATCATGCGAACACCGATTTGACGAACCCATGCAAACTCATACGCGCGATCTACAGTCACCTGTTGGTTTCCATTCGCATCTAGAATTGGATTTCCGTATTGGTCTACAGCGGGGCGTAGGTATGCCTTGCTAAAAATATCAGGCAGATTCAATCTTAGTACTAAATCACTTAGAAGGTCGCCCTGACGAGGGATTTTTGCTTTGAGTAGAATCGGCGCATCAGGCAACAGTAGGTTCGGACCATCTAGCGTAATCTGAATCGGCTCTTGTGAAAAGTGCGTATAGCGTTCAAATGACTTATAAAAGTATGTTGTCTGCGGATTTCCATTGAGAATAATATTCTCGTTTCCGTAGCAAACTAATGACAGTAAGCCGCCCGGCATATCTAATCGGGTAAGGATAATTCGTAAGCACGAAAAGACGCACACTTACTTAGAGGATTATGTCGGTGAATGCGCCTGCGAATCTCCTTGTTAGTAATAATGTAGGATATACTCCTACAGTCTCATCCGTGAGCATACTAGTGGGTATTATTGTTGTGGCATTGGTTTGTGTCGGGGCAGCCGTGGCTTTCCATTATTACCAATTAAGCGAAAGCCCTTGGTGGTCCGAGCGGGCTAAAGCGAGTGGCGCTCTATGGAACTGGCTAGACGCTTTTAGAAGCGCGCCGTCCTTCGGACAATATGGAAAGCTACAAGAAGTGCCTAGTGGACTTCAACTTTCCGCACCATTACCTGTAATGCCTCAACCATTAGAACAGATAGCTTCACCTTCGCCGCCACCGGTCGCCTGGTGTTTTGTTGGAGAAGATCTCACCGGTCGCTATTGCGTGAAAGTCCCTTCCGCAGAATCATGTGACCGTACCCGTGTCTTTAACTCTCAGCAAGACTGCGAACTACAAGCCGGCAACGCGATGCCTGCCGGTGTTGTATCAGCACACGATGGACTTAAGAAAATACCTTTAAGTTCTGGACTACTTACACCGTGAGAGGTGGGCGCGCGTCGGTTCTTATAAATAACATTACTTATATTCAATAGGGAATGAGCGGGCTGTTAAGTCAGTTATCAAATAATGTTATGTATCAAATTCACAAGGTAACCTATAATCCCGATGCTGAAAATTATGCTGCACAAAAGGCAGTAGAGGCTGCTGATAAAAGCGACTCCGATGCTAGCAGTAAGACTAAATCTGATATCAGCGGTGCTGATATTAGCGGTGCCGCTATCAGCGCCACCGATATGAGCGGAGTTATGTGCTTTGGGGAAACGATTCAACTTGGTTCAACTAATTTTTTCAAAAGCGATGTCTTTGAGAATTACATTCAAACTATTGCAAAAAATCCTAAAAAAAAATATACGTTTAAAACCCTAAATGAGGCAAAGGCAGCGTGTCAGACAATGACAGATACTACAGGAATATTAGCAGCAAATAGTCTTTTTTATATTTATACAGGCGATACTACACTGGTAGATAAGATTGATCCAAATTCTTCTAGTGGACGAATTGTATCTCAGAATCCTACATTAACATTTGTCCCCGTAATGACCTGTGAGGCTATGGCGGACGCCGAAGAGCGCAAAACATTCAGTGTAAACCGATTATTTTCACGTGCATTTAGCATTACCGGCAGAGTTCTCAGCGTCTTTTTGCTTATTGCTCTTTGTATATTTAGCGCTTCTTTAGCGACAAATCTCAACGTATATCGCGCCGTACCTTATAGAGTATTGTATGCAATTTACGGCGCAATATTCTTCTTTGTCGTAATACCGTATGTTCTACTGTGGCGATGGGCATATCAACATAAGCGCCCACGATTCTATGCCCTAATTCCTATTTTTAGTACACCGTTTGAAAATCCTATAGCTGCTACTCTCCTCAGCTGGTTCACATTTGAACCAGATGACGAAATGGCAATGTTAGATGGATGCCGTTAATCACTTGCTGTAATGTTTGTACATTACATATCCGCCAACTCCAATACCAATCCCTGCTATCAAAAATAGCAACGATTGTGTATCAACAAATGAACGTCCACGCTGGGCTTCCGCCGCATCCTGAAATGAAAACTTCGGCAATACAGACAATTCTACTATAGAAAATATGAACTCACGCCAACTAATCTCAGACTTGCCGAGTTGAGCATTAATTGTATTGTGCATATTAAATAGCCATCGGATAAGCTGCTGCTTATCCGTAACTACATCCTTAATTGGAAATTTCTGTAAATTCATTTTATAATGCTCCTTACAAATCGGACAAGGAATCATATATTGTAGCGATTCAAAGAAGTCAATAGCGGCTTTCTGTTCCTCCTCCGTCGGAAAAGATGAATAGCCGATCGTTACAATATGCATTGTCTTCCAAAAAATAGGACCCCATACTGCTGGTCCCATTCCAATCGGTGGAAAATTTTCCGTTTTCGGCGGAGGCGTGCCTTTCAAATTCTCAGGAAGTTCAAGCTTTGCATCAGGCATTCTCTTCTGTTCTACTATTTTCGGAGGTTTCACTTACCGTACTAAACTTACCAATGGGGTTAAATCCTTAAAAAAAGTTGGAGTACCTATCTAATGGAGTGCGTAAATTGTGGTCAATATGGTCATACATTCCGGGATTGTACTGCGCCGGTAATGTCGTTTGGTATATGCGCTATTAAGTTTTTAGAAGGGGTGCCCCACTATCTTCTTGTTCGTCGGCGTGATTCATTATGTTATGTAGAATTCTTGCGAGGAAAATATAAAATGGATAAGATTGACTATATTCATTTATTGATAAATGGAATGACAATAGAAGAGCGAGGGCGACTACTTGTAAAACCCTTTGAAAAACTATGGTCCGATCTTTGGAACGGACAAAACACCCGACAATTCCGAACTGAATTTGAGAACGCCCGTCGTAACTTTGAAAATCTCAAAGCCACCGGTGATCGTAACGGAAAGACAATGGCACAATATATTGAAAACTCCACCGGCAGTTTTACCGAAGCCGAATGGGGGTTTCCCAAGGGACGACGTGCTGTTGGTGAAAGAGAACAACAGTGTGCATTACGTGAATTCAAGGAAGAGACAGGCATTCTGCCAAAATTTATTTACATTCTTGATGAATCTCCCCTTGTAGAAGAGTACACTGGAACCAATAATATTCCGTATAAACAGACCTATTTTGTAGGCTGCTGTAAACCCAATATTATTGCAACTATTCAGCCAAATAATCATATTATGAAACGGGAAATTGGAGATATTGGTTGGTTTACTTATGATGCGGCAATGGCTCATATCCGTGAATCTAATGTACAAAAGCGCACAGTCATGACAGAACTTCATCGGCGGATTACTGAAGGAGGGCTTCGGGCAAAAATAACAACGGCACTGGAATGGGAGACAAAGTAATTTTCTGCGTTATTATTAAGATGCCTAATAACAATACCAAGAAGAACAATACG